CCTTGCCACGTTCCATAACGCTTGAGCTGATGCGCCTTCCGCTTCTCCAGTTCGACGTCCGTCTCGCGCATGATGGTGAACGGAGCTTGGGACGCGACAGTCGCTGTCGTCATCGCTGCTGCGAAGACCCATGCGTGATTGTGAAACGGGTCTGCTGCGCGGACGTGAGGAGGAAGGTTCGTGTTGGAAAGTGACGAGACCCACGAGTTGAAGTCGGAGTGGAAGGAGGAGCTGAAGCCTGCCTTCATCCGATTCTTCGGGGCTTGAGCAATCTCGGTCTTCATCGCCATCGGTCGGCCGGTATGGTCGAGCAGACGAGGGCGTCCGTTGGTATCGCTCATGTTAATGTCCTAAGGAAGAAAACGGGGAAGGGGTCCGTTGACTGAGGGTAGGGTGGGAGATTAGTCCATGATGCGATCCACTGGTCTTGCTCTGTGATCCGAACACGAACAAGACGCGTCGTGGAAAGCCGCCCTCAGTTACTTCGCCCTCCCCCGCCCGGTTCAAGACCGACCCGGTTTCGGCCATCCGTAGATGTAATCGCGCAGAAGCGACGTAACCTCTTCGCGGGTCAGTGACTCTTTCAAGTTGACCTCGGCGATGAACGCCAAGATGTAAGGCTGAAGGACCGTGAGGATGGCCCCCTGAATCGTCGGGTCAATCCCGTAGTTCGCAAGAAGCTTCTGCTCCACGTCGTACCAGAAACAGTCCGGCTTCTCAGGTCGTCCGGGTTGAGCCATTGGTCATACTCCTATCAGCGATTGTCCGGAACGGTGACGGTCCTTCCGGCCCCGGTCATGGAGCCAGTTCCAGCCGTGGAGCCCGTCTGTTCAGAGCTTCCGGTCTGCGTTGTCACGTCAGCACAGGTGATGGTCACGTTCTCAGGAGCACCGTTGAGAGCCTGCATCGCTGCGATGATTTCAGCAGGCTTCGCTTCGAGTGCGACGAGCGCTTCCAGCAGTTTCATCTGAACAGAGGAATCGCCCTGACTGGCGAAGAACCAGTTGAAGGTCGCGGTTCCGGTGGTCGCGGTCTGGGGAGTCTGCCCCGAACCCTGATCACCACCGACCGTCTGGGCACCGAACGCACCCGTCGCAGCCGCGTTCCCACCGTCCGTGTTGGGAGACTGGCTGGACGAGCCCGGCGTCTGGCAACCGACGAACACGAGGGACACGAGTACGAGTACAGCGAGGACTACGGATGACCGTCGCAACGATCACCTCCTTTCGTGGACATCAAAACGGGATGCCCATCAGTTCGTAGTACAGTTCGGGATCCGTGACGATGACCACGATGTCGGGCTTCTCGCTGTAATCCCGGAGCGGGTTGATGGACTCGTCGGACTCGAGCATCTCGAGCGGCAAGTCGAGTTCTGATACCGGAGCGGATGTCACTTGTAAGCTCCCATGATTAAGGCAACGACGTTCGCAAGGAGAGCCACGATGAGAGCACCCTGAAGCCAGAGCATCGCCCCGACCTTCACGGTCATCTTATCGTACCCCTCTTTCATGCCGACCTTGCCATTCCCGAAGAGGATCCTGTCGTGAGTCTGAACAGTCTTGACCAAGCCGACCATATCGGAACGGACACCGATGAACTCTTCCCTCAGGGATGCGAGTTCACAGAAGTCGGCTCCGGTGATAGAACAAATCTTGTCCTCGTTGTCCTTAGACACTGATGTAGTACCTCATCCATTAGCAAGAGCAATCCTTGGCTTCTGTCGCTTGTACTTCCGCATCTGCCATGCGACAGCCCACTTCATGACTTGGTCATCGTGGGCTCCACTGTCTGCCTCGAACTTTCCATTCGACTGCAGACGGAACGACAAACATTCCCCAAGGAAGTCTTGATCATGGACCTTCATCCACCTGTTCTCGACCGCCTCTGCCAAGTCCTCCAGCATGATCGGCCGAGTTTCTCCATTGGTGGTCCAGCCCGCTCGGGACTTCCTGACGTCCTGCTTCTTGTCGAAGTAGAATAAGGGTCCACCGCGGAAGTGCGGTTTGCGATAACCGAGCTCGACCACCCTCTGGATCACAGCATGACCGTGGTTCTCACGTTCGATGCCGAGCATCGCCTTATTGTAGTCCGTACAGATACGGACCGCATGTCCAGCGAGCACACGAGGATTGAAGAGACCGTGTATCGATGCGACCTGCTCCCCTGACACCTTGTCAAGGATTCCCACCCCATTCAGGTCACAGCCCGGAAGTCCCTCAGACGTATCACATCCTGCGACGTATTCACGAGTCATGTCAGGCTCTTTCCACCTGACCTCGTACCCTCCCGGCAGATGCATCCAACGACCCTCTGACTTCATCTCTGGCATGATCTCCAACATGCTCAGGATCAAGTCGGTGTCGAAGAAGCAGACGCCCGATGCGAGGAAGCACGTCTTGTCATCCTCGGGCATCTCCTGCGGGAATAGACGTTTGTAGATCTTCTTGGCCTGCCGACGGAAGGCTATCTGGGACATGTCCAGATTGTGCTTCGCGATGAGCGCGATTTCCTCGCCATTCAACGTGTCCATGATCTCAGTCACGTCGTACTGACCAGGAGCCAGACGGTTCATCGGGTCGTCGAACCAGCGGAGGAAGATGGGCGTGAACTCATTCAGCCCGAGCTTACTCTCCTCGTACTGGATGCAGAACCACTCGCGTCCGTTCGGGGTTGTCTCGAAGACAATCTCCCCGTTGGATGCTGCGCCGAGGAGTCCTGCGGCAAGGTCCTCTACGTCCTCCATGGATGCTGTTGATCTCTTAGATCGCATCCACTTGCTGACCTCTGATCCATGGATTCGCTGGAGTGTGTCTCCACGTGCGAAGCCATGACCTCCCGCAGTTCCGACAAAGAACTGCGACCCATTGTGGAACTCCAGGACTGACTTGGAGTCAGAGATCCGCTTGGGAGCCTTCGGGTCGCGCTCGTGATAGAGCATCGCAATCCGGAAGATACGGCTCGTGCTCCCGCCCGTATGCGCGAGAGTAGCGACTGAAGATCGTGGGCGAGTCACGGCGACCATATACGACATCGCCTGCTCGATGGTCGTGAAGCCTCCTCGCCGATACTTCAGGAGGAGGAACCACGGCTTCTTTCCCTTGGCGACTGCGAGCCGCTTCTGAGCCAGATACCTCTTCTGGAGAGCACTGACATCGAAGGATACGACGGGAGTCCCATGCTGATCCTTGGCCTCCGCCTGCTGTTGAGTACTGAGCAGATGGAGAGGCTTGTCAGTCTTGACCTTCAGGCGCGAGCGCGCGAAGACGATGAACGACTGTGTCTCGTATCGCGGAAGAGCATCTTCCAGCAGATAGTGACGCTCGTAGAAGGGATCAGTCTTAGCTGGGACGAGCCGTTCCTGATCTGGGAAGGCTTGGAGGACCGCTTCCTTGTCGAACCGATGGAGGACCACCGGGGCGACAACTTGAGCGTTCAACGATACTGTGCGAGTCGGTGTGGACGTTCCGTTGCTTCCACTCTTCGATACGTCACCGTGGGGTGAAGAGTTTCCATCAGGGTTACCAGTGGAAGATAGCTTCGCGTCGCCTAGACGACAGTATCCGTAGAACCAATGGTCGCGGTCCGCCAAGACTCCCGAGAGCCAGAGCAGACTGTCTGGGAAGAGGGTACGGAGATCGGTGGTAATCTCGTCACTACCGATCCCGTAGACCCGTGCCGCTGAGTGGAAGGGGAGCTCATCGATGGGGAACTTGTTCCCACCGCAGATCCAGAGGGTAGCACCCGATGAGTGGATGGTGAAGGAGGAGAACTGAGCATCGCCTTCTTGGGTGGAGTACTTCCGGACCTTGATGCCCGCGTCTGCGATCCATGTGGACAGGAGGAACTTAGCTCTTGCCGTCTTCGGCATGAAGAGGGCTACAGACGAACCGTCCAATAGGTCTCGTAATGCGAGCGAGCAGGCGACCTCAACCATCCGGCAGTCAAGCTTCGCATGCTCGATCGCCATCTGATCATCAGCGTCTGCCAGAGCGTGGAAGCCCTTCGGCAAGCCGATGTTGACAGTGGATGGGATGGTGGAGGCTGACATCTACTTGATGACTTCGCCCTTGTAATCGATGAAGGGATTGTGACCGTAGACGATGAAGCGATGCTGGACGAGGTCACTGAAGTCGTCATTCAGCGTGACCACGAGCTTGTTCTCATGGGTCAGCAGGAGGTGAGTGGCGAAGGACTCTGCTGTCCAGGATACGACGAGGCTATTATTCCCTTGACCGAAGTCGAGGTAGACTGGGAGTTGACCAATCGCTGCGAGCTGAGCGTTGGTCATTATGACACCACCGTCCTGGAAGAAGTCCAAGACGATGTTGCCATCGGCGTCCTGTAGATGCAGCTTGATGCCGTTGACCCGGACGAGGCTGTTCCCGTACTTCCCTGAGTCGAACGCTCCTGCGTCCTCGATGTAGAAGCGACCCGAGCCGATAATCATCGCCTCACCCTCGGGCATCGTTACGAAGAATTCAGTCTCCCCTTCTCCCGGTTCGGCGTCTTGGTACTCGCCGACCGCGTTAGTCTCGCCAGTCCCATCGCCGTTCGTGTCGAACATCCGGACAGCAAGAGCAGGAGAGTATGGGAGGACTGGACGGGTCACTTGATTAGGATCCCCTTGTGATCCCTGGACACGTTCGCGCCCTGGACCATGAACCGCTGAGCGATGAGCCCCGTGAAGTCGTCGTCGAGGAGGACAGCGAGCTTCATCTGGTCGGTGAGGATGATGCCCGGAGGATTGAACTTGGTGAACGTCCAACGAGCCGTGAACCAATCGCTCGCCGCCGGGTTCCCCCAATCGCTGTTGGAGATGTCGTAGCAGAGGTGAGCGTAGTGAGCGTTGGTCGTGATAGGCGTCGTGTGAAGGAGCTTGACGACGTTGTCGGCGGAGGTGAGGACGTAGAAGTTGATCCCTTCGCCGAGAGCAGCACCGAGGCCTCCATAGTCCTCTGCCACGATGGTCCCATCCACGATCTGGATGAGCATCCGGTGGATGATGTAGACCTCACCCGCTGGAGGCTGGATGAAGTAGAACGCGGTATTCGCACCACCGAAGTTCCCGATGGGATTGACGGTCCCCGAGTCTGTCCCATCATCGCTCAGCTCTTGGCTGATTGGAAGATGCGCATTCGCTGGGAGTTGAACCAATGAGCCACTCATTCCTCTGCCTCCGCTTCCGCTGCTTCTGCGGCCTTCCTCTTCGCTGTCGCGACCTTCTTGTACTCATCGATCAGCGCACGAAGCTCTGGGAGCTCCTCTGTGTCCATGGCGATCGACACCTTAGCACCCTGAGCATCGGTATTCTCGATGCCATCAACAGTGACTGTGAGCGCCTCACTGGTGATCTTAGACTCGGCCTGAGCCTTCCTCTTGTCACGACGACAGAGCCAAGCGTTGACCAGAGCGATCAGTGCGAGGATGACGGGGATCCATACCTCGAACCTCATGCCTTCCTCTCCTTGATGATGGCCATCCCAGGGTTGGACAGCGCGAGAGCCCTCATAGCCCTCATAGCTGCGTCCGTCTCTCCCTTGGTAGCAATAGCCGCACCGAAGCGATAGAGCCCCGAGGGGACGTCCCTATGGGCCTCACGCACGCGCTCCCGCGTGTATGCGCGGTTAATAGCCTCAACCGATGGTGATGTTGACCGCACGACCGCCACCCTTCTCCGGAGCACAGAGAGCGCCGACTCCCTTGATGATGGGATCGATCAGCTCAGGATGGTCTTCGAGATGTACGGCAAGAACTTCAGCGATGCCCAGAGTGATGTACTCCATCTGAGCAGCGTTGAAGACCTCGTCGGACACGACTAGAAGCTTCGCGTACTGATTGGTCAAGTCCGCGACGAGCTTCAGTGATGCTTCAAGCTGTTTGACCGCCGCCTGCTTCAGTGAGACCTTGACGTTCTCGCATGACTCAGGATCCAAGCACGAGGCATCGAAGAGACGTATAGATCTCTCGCACAGGACTCTCGCCAAGTCTAGCTCATTGGCGAGGTCCAGTCGCTCCTTGGATCCACCCTCGCGCGCACGCGAGAGGAGGTCGTTGAGCTTCGTTGATGCACGATACGAGTAGAGCCCCACTTCACTCGCTTTCATGTGAGTCAGCGGATGGTGTCCTCCATGCGACTTGCAGAAGCCCGTTCCATCCGCGAACCGACTCTTCTGCGATGCCCAGAACGGGCATTGATCTCCATTTCGCTTCGTCCCCTGACATCGTCGCATATGAAGAACGGGAGGGTTTCCTCCCTGCGACTGTCCTTGTTTGACGTCAGGATCAAAGGG